TCATGACAATGAGGGCTCGTCCGGCAGGACCAGCCGCTCGGGGATGTGCGCGGCTCGCCTGCGTGCCGTCACATGATACAGAACGCCGGGCACGACGAGGCCGACGATCCACGAGATGTCGGTGCCGCCGAGCTTCGCGACGAGCGGCCCGGTGTAGAACTCGGTCGCGATGAACGGCATCTGCACGAGCACGCCGACCGCGTAGATCGACACGCCCGCGACGTTCCAGCGGCCGTAGCGGCCGTCGGGATCGTAGAGCGCGGGCACGTCGTAGCGCTCCTTCGTCACGCAATAGAAGTCGACCAGATTGATCGCGCTCCACGGCGTGAAGAACGCGAGCAGGAACAGGATGAACGCGGAGAAATCCTTCAGGAACGCGTGGCGGCCGACGAGCGCGAGCCATGCGACCGCGGCGACCATCGCGAGCACGTACGCCATCCGCGCGCGCTGCGAGATCTGCGTGCGGCCCGAGAAACCGGTGACGATCGTCGCGACCGACATCACGCTGCCGTACGCGTTGAGCGTCGTGATCGTCAGCTTGCCGAACGCGATCGCGAAATAGAGCAGCGCGGCCGTCGCACCGCCCGCGCCGAGGCTCACGATGAACTGCACTTCGTGACCGGCGAACTGCTTGCCCGCGAGCGCCGCCGCGAACACACCGAACACCATCGACGCCTGCGCGCCGAGCACCGAGCCGAGACCGATCGCCCAGAACGTGCGGCGCGCGGACATCGCGCGCGGCAGATAGCGCGAGTAGTCGGCGACGTACGGCCCGTACGCGATCTGCCACGACGCGGACAGCGACATCGCGAGCAGGAAGCTCGACAGCGAGAAATGCCGGATCGCGAGCAGCGCGCCGATGTCGTGCCCGGACAGGAGCCGCGCGAACATATAGACGAACGCGATCACGCCGACGACGCTCGACGCGCGGCCGAGCGCATGGATCGTCCGGTAGCCGAATACCGCGAGCACGACGACGACCGCGATGAACGCGAAGATGCCGACCGTGTCGGCGACGCCGAACAACTGCGCGAGCGCCTGCCCGGCGAGCACGGTGCCGCTCGCGGAGAAGCCGATGTACATCAGGCAGACGAGCACGAGCGGAATCACCGCGCCGTAGATGCCGAACTGCACGCGGCTCGAGATCATCTGCGGCAGGCCGAGCTGCGGCCCCTGCGCGCCGTGCAGCGCCATCACCGCACCGCCGAGCAGTTGGCCGAGCGCGAGCCCGACGAGCGACCAGAACACATCGCCGCCCAGCACGACCGCGAGCGCGCCGGTGACGATCGCCGTCACCTGCAGGTTCGCGCCGAGCCACAGCGTGAACTGGCTCGACAGCTTGCCGTGGCGTTCGTGGTCGGGGATGTAATCGATGGTGCGGCGCTCGCGCAACGGGCGGCGTTGGACGTCGATGGCGTTCGGCATGGCGGCGGGTCCGGGAAAAGTCTGAGGTTCGGAGCGCTCACCCTAACTGCCCAAAATTGTATAGACAACTCTTTCGTGTGCTCGGGTTTTTACGCAGACGGGCGATGGATTGAAACCCCGCGCAATATTCCCCCTCCCGCCACGCAACAAATCCTGGAACGAAGGACTTGCAAGCGCCGCAACAGAATTGCGGCCCGCCCGGTCGATGCGGATCGCCGATATCGCGCCCGCGGAAACGCAACAGCCGGTAGGCGCTCGCGACCGCAGGCCACATCACACTGCACCGCAACCCGCGTCATTCGAGGCATCCGAAGTCGGCACACACGAAGCCGGCCCGAAGCGGCCGCCTTACCGCGCACCGACCGGCTTCGCCCTACCCGCCCTACCCCGCGGCCTACCCGTCCCCTACCGCCGACCGCTCACGCCACGTCACGTCACGCCACGCCACGCCACGCCACGTCACGTCACGCCGCGGCGCGCCGCATCCGATCACCGAGCCGCCTGATCGGTCACCCCCGCGCCGGCAGCTTGATCGGTCGCCCCGGCTTGCGCGCTTGGAGCGGCCGGGTCCGGCGCTTCGGAAGGCGCGGCCGACTCGCCCGCACCGCCCTGGTCGCCACTCGCCGCCTCTTTCTCCTTCTCCTTGTCCTTCTCCTCCTGAAGCTTCGCCTCGATCTCCTTGCGGATCGCCTCCTCGTCCGGCTCGGCCGGCCACGCGAGCGACGCCGGGAAGTCCAGCGCTTCCACCACGCGCACGAGCTTCATCTGGTACTGCGCCCACGCGTCGAAGCACGCACGCTCGAACGCATCGAGTTGCCCCGCCGCGAGCGCATCGGCCTTGCCGAGATTCTTCGCGCGCGCCTTCTCCATCCGCGACAGGAACGCGTTCATCGCCGCTTCCCGCTCCTTCCTCGCGATGACGGCCGCGTCGACGACCCACTTCCCGTCGCTCCACACGTATTCGTCCGACGGGCGCGGCGTCGTCGTCAGACCCGCGTCCTCCGGCTTGACGCCCGCCTTCGTGATCTCGGCCGGCGCGCCCGTGTCCGTGCGATACAGCCGCACGCCGCGATAGTCGGGCAGCAGCGCCCAGTCGTCGTTCTTCCAGAACGGCCAGGTCATCGGCGAACGCTCCGGCAGCGGCTGCGTCGAGCAGAAGGCCGGCACCAGCCAGCGCGTCGGGTTCATCGGATCGATGTCGGCCAGGAAGCTGATCACGTATTGACCGGTCGAGTTGTCGTATTGATTGCAAAGCACGTTGTTCTCCTCAAATTAGTAAGCGCGAATCATCGCGAGCACGGCAAGGTTGCGTACGCGCACTTCCGCGCCGCCGTCCACAGCGACCGCGATCGCGTGGCTATGCGCACCCGCGCCGCCGACACCGATGTTATGGGCGTGTGTGCCGGCGCCGTCCGTATCGAACACGTGCTGGTGTGCGCCAGCGCCCGCCGTCCACGGTTGCACCAGGTCGTCCACCGAGAACCAGCTCGAGTTACTGCCCCGATCCACATCGCTCATGTTCGCCGGCACTTTATAGTCCAACTGGTGACTATGTTGACCCGCCACCGCCGTGTTGCCGTGGTGACCGTGCCAGCCCTGGTTGTCCGTCCACGCGTTGTGCGAGTGATCGCCGACCGCCTCCGCCGACGCGCCGTGCGCGTGCGCCCGGTTCTGGCTGTCCTGCCACGTGCCGATCTTGCGGTCGACATCGAGCCCTCTCCCGTCGTCCCAGCACCGCAGGAACTCGCCGCGAAGCTCGGGAATCCGGAACGTCGTCGAGCCGTCGCCGTCCGAGAAGCAGCCGAAGTTGCCCGACGTCCAGTCCTTCTCCGCGACGAGCGCGCCGCTGCCCTGCACGTAAGCCCATAGCGCCGGATAGTCCGCGCGCTTGATCACCGAGCCGTTGCATTTCAGGTAGCCGGCGCGCGCGCTCGTGCGCATCTCGAAGACGATCTGCCCGACCATGGTCGACGCGATCTCGCCCGCGATCCACTGCGTCGTCGCGACCTGGTTCGACCGATCGTTCGCCGCGGGATGAACACTGAACGCCGGCTTGTCGAAATGCGTGCCGTCCGGCGAGAAATGCACGGTCTGAATGCCGTTGTTCGACACGCCGAAATGACCGTCGGCCATGTGGAACAAACCGGTGTCCGGCGCGCCGTCGTTCGCGAACGTCAGCGAAGGAAACGCCGGCGTGCCTTCGGACAAGACGACGCGCGCGCCCGGATCGAACTTCAGATCGGCCTTCAGCGTGCCGCCGCGGCTCAGATCGAGCGGCGTCAGCGAGCCTTCGTGCCAGACGGCCTTGCCGTCGACGCGGAACGTGTGGTCCGCAAAGATGTACTGGAACGAGCCCATCGTCGGCGACCACCAGCCTGTCGATTGCTTGCTCGCGTAGAAATAGCCGTCGACCGGCCCGAGCTTGATGTGTCCTTCAGCCTTATTCTTGCTGACCGTCAGGTCCCCCGCGACGTCGGCCGCTCCGCCGAACACCGCGCCCGCCCCGTTGCCGTCGACAAGCACCTTCCCGCTCTCGAGCGACCACGACAGCGGCCGCCAGTCGCTCCACGAGCCGAGCGGGTCGCCCTTCTTCGTCGACATCAGATAGACGGACACGTCGTCGTTGCGGATGAACGCGCCGTACTGATTGCCGCACGCGCGCAGCTGCCCGCCGTCGCCGCGGTCGAGCCCCCCGCTGATGACGCCGTTCGACGCCGATACGTTGCCGCGCACCTGCAGCGCGTCTCGGCCGTTGTCGTCGGACGTGCCGATCAGCGTGCGTCCTTCCTTAGTCACGCGCACGCGCTCGGCGTTGCCGGACACGAGCACGACCGAGCCGGCCGCGCCGACCTGCGCGCTGCCGTCGTTCGACAGCACGACGGCCGGTAGCCCCTGCGACGCGAGCTGCAGCACGCCGTCGCTCGGCGAGAACATGCCGGTGTCGGGGTCGTTCGCGAAGCCGAAGCCCGCGTTGCGCTCGTTGTTCGGCGTCGCGGGCCCGGTCTTGCCGAGCAGCGGGCCTTCCATCGTGTCGCCCGCCTTCAGCACGCGGCCCTTGTCGCGCCGCTCGATGTCATCCTTCAGATAGCGCGTGCGATTGACGAGTTGCCTCGCTTGCAGATTCGAGATGCCGTCCGGTCCGCCTTCGACAGGATCGGACGTTTCGATCTGATAGATGTCTTCCTCCCACTTGGAGGATTCGACTAGCTTGGACATTAGCTGCTCCCATGGTTGTACTGTCCGTCGTAGTGCGCGGCGCCGTTATAGCGCACGGGCACCTCGCGGTATTCGAGGCTGGCGAGTTCGCAGCGCGCCGGCGCGAACGCGGCGAGCGTCGCGCGCAGCAGCGCCGCCTGGTCGTTGGTGATCGCGCGGTCGCGCAGGATCACGCGGTACACCGCCCACAAGCCGGGGTCGCCGTGCACCATCCAGCCGTTGTAGCGGCGCTTGCCGTCGTACGACACGCGCGCGATGTTCTCGACAAGCTCCACCTCGCCGAAGCCGAGCCGCCGGATCACTTCGCGCACCGCCCACGGCGTGCCTTTGTAGCGATGTAGCTCGATCGCGCCTTTGATGAGCGCGCGGCGCGCGTCGTCGGATTCGGCGAGGCTCCAGCCGTCCTCGCCCATCACCGAGAACTGTTCGGCGAGATACGGCAGCGCCGAAGCGTCGACGCCATCGATCAGATAGACGAGGATCGGCGACAGATCGATGTTGTCGAGCCGCGCGGCGAGCTGCGCGAGCGCCGCGAAGCGCCGGTCCTTCGCGAGCGGCGGCGGCAACAGTGCGTCAGCCATGCGCGACTCCGGTCGCGACGACCGACACGCTCGTGCAGCGCGCCCATTCGTCGTCGGCGAGCACGCGCAGCGCGAGGCCGTTCAGGTCGACGTCGTAGACGCCCGGCACCTGCAGCGCGGCCGTGAGCTGCGCCGGCACGATGTCGCGGCCGAGGCCCGCCGCGCGGCCCGCGCGATACGCCTGCGCCGCCACGCGCGCCTGCGCGAGCACGGTGCCCGCGTCGGCGTCCTTGTACAGCGTGAGACGCGCGTCGATCGCGTAGTCGACGGGCGTCGGCGCGCGCACTTCGACGAAATCGGTGAGCGGGCGCTTCTTCTCGTCGTCGAGCGCCTCGGCGACGCGCGCGAGGATGTCGTCGCCCGGCAGGCCGGTGTCGACGAGCGGATACACGCGGACGCTGCCGGGCGGCACGCCGTTCACCGACACGAGCCGGCCGTCGCGGGTCGTCATCTCGGGGCCGATCACGCTGACGTCGATGATCGACTGGTGCGCGCTCTTCGCATGGAACACGTACGCGAGCCGCGGCCCCGCGGTGCTGAACGCCTCGGGCGCGAGCTGGATGCGTTCGCGCAGTCGTTCGGTTTCCTCTTCTTCGTAGCCGTTCGCGCTCGTTTGCGTGTTTGCGACGGTCACGTCGACGTCGCCGAGATCGTCGACGAGCGAGTTGATCTGGCCGGGCTGCCAGCCGTTGCCGAGCGCGCCCGCGATCTCGCAGGTCGCGGATACGTCGACCGACGTGCGGCTTGCCGCGAGCACCGCGTTGGTGTCGGTCGCGAACGACACGCCGCCGTCGCTCGTCTCGACGCGCGTGCCGGCCGCAATCAGCAGGTTCGACGCGAGCGGCGCGTCGATCGAAAAGCGCACGACGGTCTTCGCGGGCTGCGCGGGCAGGCGCGTCACGCCGACGAGCTGGCCGAGATAGTCGATCATCGGCGCACGCGCGAACGCGACGAGGTTCTGCTTCGCCGCTTCCTGCACGCCGATGCGCACGAGGGTTTCGCGGTACGCGACGATGTCGATCAATACGCGCTCGACTTGCGCCGGATACAGCGTCTTGCCGGTGCGCGCTTCGTATTCGGCGATGATGTCGGCCGTGATCGCCTGCGGATCGCGGGCGATGAAATTCGGTTCGGATAGGGTCATCGGGGCACCTCGGTTTCGCGGATCACGCCGCCGGCGAGCCGCCATTGAACGCGCAGCGTTTCGTGCGCGGCATCGATCGCCGGAATCACGCGGACCACCTCGCAGCGCGGCTCCCAACGGCGGATCGCGTCGACGGCTTCGCGCACGAGGTGCGGCGTCGCCCGATCGATCGGCGTGTCGAGATAGAGGCTCAGGTTCGAGCCGAAGTCGGGCCGGTGCGGATCGCTGCCCTTCGGGGTGCCAAGGATCACGCGAATGGCCTGGTCGATGTCGGCAATGCCTTCGACGACGTCGTCGCGGCCGAGGGCGGGTTGCCAGTGAACGGAGGTGATGTCGGTTAGCCGGGTCATGCGCTCATGGTGCCGCGCGGCCGGCTGGAGGGATATTAATGAAGCTTAAAAGCGGGCGGGGGTCAGCGGTCAGCGGTCAGCGGGCGGCGGAAGCGGAAGCGTCGCCGGTCGCGTGGAGGATCGAGGCAAGAAGCTGTCGACGGCGTTCGTGATCGCGGCGGACAGTCGTCGATGGCGCCCTCGATCGAGGCGGGCGAACTTTCGATGGCGCCCGCGACCGAAGCCATCATGCCGACGCCGCAGCCGGTCTTCGCATCGCGCTCGGTGCCGCGCCGTCGTCCGCGCCAACCGTCCCGCAGTCGTTTGCGGGCGTCGGCTCGAAGCGCTTCGCTGCTTCGAACGAACGGGGCAGCCGCATTGAATTCGGCTGCCCCGTTCACTTTATGGCGACGTCGCGACAAATGCCGGCGACGTGGGCAAGTCGATGCCCGGCCAGTTCGAGATCTCCGTGAAGTCGCGCAGCGCCTGTCGATACCGGAGAAGCGCGGCAAATTCATCCGGCGCGAGCGTCGTCCCGTTTCCGATCAGCTTCTCGTCCTGGTGCCGTGCAACGAGCCAATCGGTGTTGCGCATGGCCGCATCGCGCGCCGCGCGCTTCGCGTTCGCGAGTTGCTCGCGCGACATCGGAAGCGGATCGAGCAACACGGCATTGCCAGCCGCGTCGATAGTCATCCGCCGCCCCGCTGCCTGCCCCGCGATCAGCGTATCTCGTTCATCGACGGTGATTTCGACGAATCGCTCGCCCGTGTCGATGCTGCTCGCGCTCCCGTAGAAGCCGGTGATGTTTCTGGCGTTGTCATATGTTGCGAAGATTGTCGTCATGTCATGCTCCGATGGCGATGTAATTGAATGCACATGTCTGATTAAAAGTCGTGGCGCCAAGCGTATCGCCCACCGCGACGAAGTTGCCTTTCGCCCAGTCGTGCACGCCAAACGTCGGCACGCAGCCCTCCGTACTGTTCGACCATCCGGTCGGAGAGCAAAGCACAACGAAGCAGGCCGTATCGAACGCCCTGGGAAATGTCACATTGAGCGTCGACGTGGAGACGCCCGATGCCGGCAGCACCGCCCGGCCGTGCTGAATACGCCATCCCGTCGGCAATCGCTGATGACCGTTCGACGCAAGCAGCGCCTCGAATCCGGCCGATGCGCCAAGCTGCACGCCGCCGAACGCGACCCAGTCACCGGCGATTTTCACGACATTCAGCATGTCGCCCGCGCTCAGCGCAATCGAAGCTTTCGGCCCGATGCCGAGCATGGCGAGCCGGTCGCCGTTCGCCGGCGCGATGCTGTGCGTGGCGACGGCCACGTTCGCAACGACGAGCGCCGCCCCATCGCGCACGCTCGACAAGGGCGGCAACTTGACGACGTTCGGGGTCGTGCCCGCCAGCGCGACGAAACCGCCCACGTCGCCCAGCGTCAGTTCGTCGTTCGCATTGAGCGTGCGCGTCCCGCTCCCGCTGCCCAGCGCGCGCTGCACGAACTCGGTCGTCGCCAGCAGCTCGCTCGCATCGAACTTGGGCTGGGTCGGCGCCGTCGGCTTGTCCGTCAGTTTTGGCGACTTGAGCGGCGCTTTGAGCGCAAGCTGATTCGTCACGGTCGTCGCGAAACTCGGATCGTTGCCGAGCGCGTCCGCCAGTTCCCTCAACGTATTGAGCGTCTCCGGAGATTGGCCGACGAGCGCCGCGATCCTGTCCGCGAGATCTATCTTGGTCGCGTATTGCGGATGCGGGTCCGCCGCGGCGACGTGGCCGCTCAAACCGGATTGCGACTGCTCGACCTGTTGCTTCAGGTAAAGCGTGCGATTGCCGAGCTGCCTGGCTTGCCGGTTTGAGATGCCGTTCGGCCCGCCTTCGACCGGGTCCGACATTTCGATCTGGTAGATCTCTTCTTCCCACTTGGAGGTTTCGACTAGCTTGGACATTGGCTGCTCCTATGGTTGTACTACCTGTCGTCATGCGCGGCGCCGCCGTATCGCACGGCGCCGCGCGGTATTCGAGGCTCGCGATTTCGCAGCGCGACGGCGCGGAAGCGGCTGCCGGCGCGGAAGCGATTGCGATTGCGATTGCGGACACGAATGCGGCGAAGCTCGGCTCCGCCGCGCCCCGCGCGCCGATGCGCGCGAAGCCCCGGCAATGCGCGACGACACCGATCGGCACGCGTCCGACCCGGGCCGTCTATAGCGCCTTGCCGGTTCGTGCTTCGTCGTCGGTGATGAAGCCGATCGCGTTCGCGCGCAAAGCGCGATCGATGCAGCGCGATGCGAATGGAGGCATCGATGCATCGCCGCGCCGCCGATCGCGCATTGCCGCGCGCACGCGGTGCCGCGCCGCCCGATCGAGCGGCATGTCGAGATGAATATTCGGAATTGGCCCGCAATCGGGCCGGTGCGGATCGCCGTCCTTCGGTATGCAAAGGATCGCGAGAATGGCCTGGTCGATGTCGGCAACGCCCTCGACGATGTCGTCGAGTCCGAAAGCGGGTTGCCGTTGAATGGAGAGGATTTCGGTTAGCCGGGTCATGCGCTCATGTTGCCGCGCGCCCGGCCGCAGGGATATTAAAGTGTCTTAAAAGTCAGTGCGAGTGGTGATTCGAGTTGCCGCCCGCATCCATGATCGAGCCGGTCGCGTCGATGTTGCCGTCGACCTTCACGTTGCCCCGGATGCTCGATCCGCCGCCGCCCGAGCCGGCCATGCCGCCTTCGTAGCTCAGCTTGCCCTTGACCGTCACGTTCGCCGAGAACTCGGCCTCGGGCGCGACGACGGTCACTTTCGCGCCCGCGCGCAGCACGATCTCGGCGCCCGCGTCGACGACGACCTGCGTCATCCCGCGACACGCGAGCACGTGCGTCGCGCGATCGTATTCGAGTGTCGCGCCGTCCTTGAAGCGCGCGACGAATTTGTTCGGATCGCTGACGGGCGGCTTGTCCGCGTCCGAGTAGATCGCGCCGAGAATCACGCCGTCCTCGCCGCGCCCGTCCATCAGCACCGCGACCTGCTCGCCCTCGTCGTAGGTCCAGCAGCACTGGTCGTTCTGCGTCTTCGGATACGCGATCGGTAGCCACATCGTGCGCAGGTTGCCGAGATCCGCCAGCCGCACGCGCGCGAAGCCGGGCTTCGACGCGCTGACCGTGCCGAAGCGCACGGTCGCGCCGAGTTCGTCGAGCGTTTCGTTCATTTCGTTTCCTTCGTTTGGATGGAAGACGCGTCGGCCGCGCCGTAGACGGTCAGCGGTTTCGCGAACTTCTTCACGGGCCGCTTCTTCGCTTTCGCGCCGCCTTGGCCTTGCACCTCGCGCGACGAGCGCTTGACCTCGATCTCGGTCGTATAGCCGCCGCTGCGGTCGATCCGGTGGCGCGCCGACTCGATCAGATACTTGCCCGACAGCCGCCCGTAGCCGGCCAGATCGAGCGAGTTGCCCGCGACGAGCCGCGTGTTGCCGTCGAGCTCGAAGGTACCCGTCGTCTGCTGCAGGTTCGCACGATCGAGCGCGGCTTGCGCCTTCGCTTCCAGCGTCGCCTTCGAGCCCGCGCGTGCAGTCACGCGCAGCGTGTCGCCGCTCGTCTCGCGGCCCGGCGATTCCGTCTTGCCGCCTGGCGCGTCCGATCCGCCGACCACATCGACGCCGCCACCCTTCACGCCGTACACGATGAGCTTCTTCGTCTTAGGATTGAGATAGCCGGCCTTCGCGTCCGCGTAGACGTCCTTGATCTTGTCGATGAGACGGATCGATTTCAGGTCGCCGCGCGTGAAGCGCAGCGCCGCGTCGGTGTCGCGCAGATCCGCGAGCTCGGTGAACACGAGCTTGTCGCCGACAATCTTGAACGCGTAGCCATACTCGCGCGCGAGCCGCGCGAGAAACGCGACGTCCGGCTCTTCGTACTGCGTAATGCGATCGATCCGGATCTCGCGGATCTTGCCCGTCAGCGTGAGCCGGTTGCGCTTCGCGACGCGCGCGGCGATCGCGGCGAGCGTCGTCTGCTCATACGGCTTCGAGTGGTTCGTGCGCAACGGCGCGGCGACGCCCGTCGCGAGCGCACGGATCGTCACCGTCGACGGCGGATCGTCGAACGACAGTTCATCGATCTCGAAGCGCCCGCACGGCAGCAGCGGCGCGCCGAGGTAGCCGATCTGCAGCGCGAGCGCGTCGCCCTTGCCCGGATACCATGCATCGCGCCAGCGGCCGTCGGCGTCTTCGAGCACGACTTCGATCTCGTCCGACTGGCCCGACAGGAAGTCCGTGTACGCAACGGACGTCACGTACGGCGCGACGTCGGTCGTGATGTTCTTCTGCTCATAGGTCAGCACGAACGTCGGGCGCGGCACGTCGGCGACGCCGGGCGGCGTGAGCGACGCGAGCGCCGCAAGCGGATTCAGCGTTTCCACGGCGGCAGGTCCTCCGACAGTTCGGCGCGCGCGATCACCGGAATCGACAGCGCGAGCCCGCTCGGCAGCACCGGCGTGATCGGCACGTCGGGATTCGCGGCGATGATCCGCTCGTACGCGAACGGATCGCCGTAGTAGCGGTAGGCGATCTGATCCCAGCGCTCGCCTTCGATCGTGACATGGGTCAAAAACATCAGATCCTCCGTATGGCGACTTTCGCCGCGAGCTTGCTGACGCTCGGCGCGGCCGATGCGATCGCGTCGACGGCGTTCGACAGCTCGCGCGCGGCGGTGTCGACCGCGTCGCCGATCGTGTCGAGCGTCGCATTCGCGAGCGGCTTGTAGGCGGCCTGCACCGCGGCCGCCGCGTCGTGGCTCGCGCGCAGGATGTTCGCCGCGTCGGGAATCTGCGCGGTCACCGCCGCGACCGCCGGCGACAGCTTTTCGAGCGGCTCGGCCGCGCGCTTGATGTCGAGCAGCACGCCGGGCGCGCGGCCGAGCGCCGCGATAGGATCGTGCTTGAACTGGCGCACGACGCTCACCGCGTTGGCCGCGGTGCGCAGCGCCGACTGCGCCTGCGACGCATACGACACCACCTGACGCACCGCGCCGCGCACGGTGTTGATCGCCGATTTCACATCGACGACCGCCTGCGAGACCGCCTGCGCGGCCACGGGCGGCACCTTCGGCTGCACGGCGGGCGGCAGGAGCGGATTCGTCTTGTCGCCGACGAATTCCTTCAGCGTGATCGTCGCGTCGAGCGCGAGCACGGTGCCGGACGGGTCGCTCTGCTTGTGCGTCGCCTGGACCTCGGTCAGCACGAACCAGCCCTTGTAGTCGCCGTTGCCGAACACGAGCGCCATCGCCTGGCCCGCGCGCTGCGCGGTGCTCAGCTTCGCGAGCTCGGCTTCCGGATCGCAGAAGCGGTAGTGGAACGACAGCGCGATGCGGATCTCGTCAAGCCTGTCCGCGATGCGTTGCAGACGCGGCTTGCCGTCGATCAGCGCATGCTCCGCGTAGTCGGCGCCGAACGTCGCGTCGAAGCCGTCGAAGTAGCCGACCAAATCGAATGGGATGTCACCGAGCACGGCGAACATATCAACCTCCGTAAGCGCGCCGCGCGCGCTGCGCGACGACGCGTTCCATCATTTTTTCGAGTTCGCGCAGCGACAGGTTGAGCGCGCGTCCGACCTGCTCGCCGACGCTCGCGCCCACCCCGCCCTGCACGGTGATGTTCGGCGCGAAGTGAATCGACACGCCGTTCGCCGCGCCCGCCCCCGCTGCGTGCCGGCCGGCGAGCGGCGTGCCCGCGCGTGCGGCGTCGATGCGCTTCATCGACGCTGCGGCCGCCGCCTGCGTCGCCATGCTCGCGGCCGCGCGCGACGGCAGCTCGGTCGAGCGGCGGATGCCGAGCGCCGCGCCCTGCGCGATGTTGTCGCCGTAGCCCATGAACACGCGCGACGGCGAATGGATGCCGAGCACGCTCGCGAACCACGATTTCATCGATCCCGCGAAGCCGACGACCGCCGCCTTCGCCGCGCCGAATCGCGCGTTCAGGCCGTTCAGCAAGCCTTCGACGATCTCGCGGCCGATCGACATGAACCGCTCGGGCAGCGCCTTCATGCTGCTCCACAGCGCGTTGAGCTTGTCACGCGCGATGTTGACGAACTTCGTGAAGACCGGGCCGATGCGGTCCCAGTTGCGATAGATCAGATAGCCGGCGACCGCGATGCCCGTCAGCACGAGGCCGAGCGGCGTCATCACCATCGCGCGGCCGACCCACAGCAGCGTGCGGCCCACCGTCATCAGACCGCGCGCGAGACCCATCGACATCACGCGGCCGACCGTCGTGCCGATGCGCGCGAACTGCATCAGCGAGCCGAGCGCGCCCGCGCCGAGGCCGCGCACGAAGCCGAACACGCGGCCGACAGCCGCGAGCATCGAGCGGCCCACGCCGAGCACGATCGTCCGCACGCGGCCGAGGCCGGCGGCGAGCTTGTCCGCCGCGCCCGCGTTCATGCCGCCGAGCTGGAACAGCGTCGACAACCGCGCGCCGCCGCGGGTCAGCGCGCGCAGCAGCGTCCATTTCGCGGAGACCGTCGACAGCACGGCGCCGAGCGCGTTGAGCGGCGTTTTAACCAGAACGTTCAACGCGAGGCCCGCGCCGAGCGTCGCGCCGCGCATCGCGACCGTCGCTGCCGCGAACCCGACGATGCCGCGAATCGCATTCGGATGCGCGACCGCGAACGCGTTGACCTGCTCGACCATCGGCGACAGCGTGTTCATCACGTCGGTGAGCGGCGGCAACAGCGTGTCGCCGACTGTCACGCCGAGGTCGTCGATCTGCGCCTGCAGCTTGCCCCACGCGGCCGATGCCGTCTCGGCGCGGCGCGCGTGGTCTTCGTCGAGCGCGCCCGCCGCCTGCTTGCCGCCGATCGCCTGCTTGGTCGCCTGATACTTGTCCCAGTTGCCGCGCATCGAGAGCAGATGGTCGATCGCGCGCGGGTCCTGGAACACCTCGCGCATCCCGAATTGCTCCATCAGCTTGCGCTGCGCGCCCGCGTCGCCGCGCGCGCCGGCGCGCTTCCATTCGGCGGCGAAACCATCACCGTGCGACGCGATGAACTTCCGCGCGATCTCCAGCGATGCCTCGTACTCCGAATAACCGGCGCCGACGATGTTCGACATCGACTTCCGATAATCGACGCCGGCTTTCTCATACGCTTTCGCGGTCGACCCCGACGTCATCCGCGCGAGCCAAGCGCGCAGGTTCCCGGCGGCATCATCGCCGGACGCCGCGCCTTCGCGGCCGACCGCGAGGCTCGCGACGATCTGCGACAGCGCGGCCTGGCCCGTCACGCCCGGTGCGGCGAACGACGACGCAAGATCCGGCATCGCCTTCGCGATGTCGGCGAACTTCACGTGGCCGAGCTTGCCGCCGTACGTCGCGCGGCTGAACGCATCCTTCAGCGCGGCGTCGCCCTTGATGCCGAGCGTCTCCGTGAGCGCGTACGACATGCCGGCGACGTCCTTCATGTCGGCGCCCGACGCGATCGCGATCTGCCCGAGCAGGCGCGTCTGCCGGCCCGCGTCCTTCGCGCTCATCCCGCTGCCGATGAGCTCGCTCACGCCTTCGAGCACCGCGCCGTGCTTCGCGCCTGTCGAGCGCACGGCCGCGCGGACCGCGTCGCCGAGCTTCTGCTCGTCGGCGCGCGACAGGCCGCCGTCGATCGCGACGTCGCGCAGCGCCGACTCGAAGTTCGCCGCGCGCGTGACCGCGCCGATGATCGGCGTCGCGATCGTCGATGTCCCCGAATGCAGCTTTGCGAAGCGCTTGCCGTACTCGCCGCGCTGAGCGCTTAGCGCTTCGCCGCGCGCGATCCTGGCGCCGAGCGCCGCTTCGCGCGTCCGCACCTGATCGATCGTGCGGCCGAGCTGCTCGTACTGCGCGCGCAGCTCGCCGACGTTGCGCAGCGGATGCACGACCGCACGCGCCATCGTCTCGCCGAGACGATCGTGCTTCGCACGCAGCGCGTCGGCGACGCGTCCTAGGTCATCCATCGTCGCCTGCGCGCCCGCCAGCGCCTTGCCGACGCCGTCGAGCGCCGCCGCGCCGATTCTGATTCCGATGTAAAAGTCGCTTGCCATGTCTATCCTGCCCGTTACGAGGCGCGTTGGGGTGGGCGCTTGCCGTTCGCTGCGTGACTTTCGTCGCTTGCCGCTCGTCGTGTCGTTCTCGGCGTCTGTGGTTTGCTGTTCGCCGCTCGCCGCTCGCCGCTCGCCGCGCAACGCATACCGCTCAGCGCTGCGCGGTCTCGCCATTCGCGCTACGACGCCTTCATCGCATCGTTGCGCCGCTTGATCTCGCGCTCGGCGGCGCCGACCCAGTGCCAGTAGTCGTCGAGATCGAGCTCCGCGATCTCGGACGGCTGCATCTTCAGCACCAGCAGCAGCACTTCATCGAGCGGCCGCAGCACCGAATCCATCGACTCGGCCGGCGTGCTCGACATCGCTTGCCGCGGCGCTTGCATCGATTTCGGCATGCCGCTCCTCGACCATGTCGCGAAAGGAATCGGCAAGTTGCCTCGCGTCTGCGAGATCGAGCTCGCCGATGTCTTCGATGGTGAGACCCGTCAGGCGTGCGAACAGAAAATCCTCCTGCTCGCCGGCGTCGCTGCTGTATTTCGCCGCGGCGGCCATGTCCTTGCGCTTGCCGCGACGCAGCGTCAGCGTCGAAACGGTTTCGCCGGTCGCGAGCTTGAGGGGGTGCTTGAGAGAGATGATCATCATGTGCTCCGTAGGGATCGAGAGCACATTGTCCGGCGGCCGCCCGTGCGGGGGCTTTTGACGGCGGCTAAAAAAAGACCCGCCGAAGCGGGTCGAACCGGATTGCCGGACGTGAATCGTGAGCCGTCAGCCGTGAATCTCGATTCGCGAAGCGCGGCCCGCGACACGCATCGCGCGCATCGCAAGCCGCTTGCCGCAATCAGCCGCCGATGTTCGCGCGGAAGTCCGCGAGCATGTCGACGCCGTCGACGCGGAAGATGTTCGCGAGATAGTCGACTTCGAGCACTTCCTGGCCGTCGATCACCTGCTTCACGTAGGTCGCGCCGAACGACGAGCTGAAGTCCGCGTTCTCATGCTGCTTGAACGTGCCGAGCGGATTCTTCTTGAACATCACGGTCAGGTACGTGACGAGGCTCACTTCCTGCACGCGGCCCTGCGCGCCGTACGTCTCGATGTTCGACCGGCACTGCAGCTGCACGGCCTGGAACGGATTCGCCATCGCGCGCGCGACGTCCGCGTACAGCGAGTTCCACTTGATCTCGCCTTCGAGCTTGTCGAGCCCGCCCGGCAGCTCGACCTTGCCGATCATGCCGAGCGCCTTGTGCTCGGCCATGATCGCCTGGATGTCCGGCAGCTTGATTTCCTCGGCCTTGCCGAGCATCGAGTTGCCGTTCACGTAGACGTTCGCGTTCGTGATGCGATTGATCTTGATGCCGCCTGCCATGTCAGTTGCCTCCCTTCAGCGTGAGCAGATATTCCGAGGTGATCTCGGTTTCGTACGTGAGGCGCTCGAGCGGGGGCGGCACCGTGTACTTGTAGTTGATCAGAAGATGGCCCGCCGACAGCTCCTCCTTCGTATTGCGCGCCGGATCGAACCACGCCTTGAAGCCAAGTAGCGCGCCGTCGCCGATGAGCTTGCGGCCAAAGCCGTTCACCGATTCGACGAGCGAATCGATGAGCGCCTGATCGATCGGCATGTCGATGTACTGCTGGCTGAAGTAGCGCAGCGACTCGTTGATCACGTCGCCCGTGCGGCGCACGTTCTCGAAGTTGCGCATGTGCGTGACGGTCGGCCACGCAGCGGTGCGGTTGCCCCACAGGCGCAGGCCCGACCCGTACGAGTTGAACACGGTCGTGATCCCCTGCTCGTTCAGCAGGTTCACTTCGGACTGCGGATCGTCGATCATCGCCGACAGCGGCCGCTCGACACCCGTCACGCCGACCAGCTGCTGGTTCGAGCTCGACCACCAGTAGCCCTTGTCGAGGTCGACGCGCGCGCGCAGCGCTGCCGCACGCGACGACAGCGGCTCGAGGCGCTCCGCGTTGGTCGCCGGATCGTAGACCTTCACGTGCGGGTAGCAGAGACGCACGCGCTCGCTCGACGTGTTGAAGTTGATCGAGCCGGCCGGGCCGCGGCCCGCGATCGCCTGCGCGAACGTCGTGCCGACCGGCGCATCGACGTACGCGATCGCGCCGAGCTGGCCGGCCGTCGCTTCGAGCTCCGCCGCGACCGAATTCTGCGTGCAGTAGCCGGGCGCGATCAGGATCTTCGCGAAATAGCCGAACAGGTTGTACGTGTCCTTCAGCGCCTTCATGCCGGTGCGAATGCCCGCCGCGTTGACCGCGCCGATGATGTCGGCCGCCGTCACCTTCGTCGGATCGGCGTACTCGTAAGCCGCCTTCGCGGTCGCCGCACCCGCCGGGATCGCGCCCGTCTTCAGACGCGTGATCACGCCCGTTACCGGGTCGAGCGAGTAATCGACGCCTGCCGCATACGTCGTGTTGCCGTTGTCGCTCTTCAGCACGAGATTCGCCGCGGCCGGATGCGCGAGCGTCGCGCGGCCGGTCGCCGCGTCAAACGTCACGCTCTCGGCTTCGATCGCGCTCTTGTGGATCTTCGAATCGAGGACGTTGATCACGATTACCGTGCCCGCGCCGTAGTCGTAAACCGCGTCGAGCGCCTGCGGAATCGTGAAGCCCGCGAACTGCGGGCCGAACTGCGCGCCGTCGCGATCGGACCGCGACTGGATTGGCTTGTTGACCGGGCCGGTCGGCGCGGTGCCGATCAGGCCGATCACGGCGGATTTGACGACCTTCACCGGCCGCGAGCCGTTTTCGGTCTCGATGGTTTCGACGCCATGCAGATAATTTGCCGCCATCGTTTATGCTCCCTTCGATGCCGCGTCGTTCGCCGCGGCTTGCGGTTGATCTTCCGCGACGCGTTCGCGCGCGGGCTCGTGCTGCGCCGCGACCGGACGCAGATGGCCCAGCGCGATCAGCGTCTGCGTGTACTCGTGCTGCTCGGGCAACTCGACTTGCGCGCCCGGATGCAGCATCACTTCACGAACCTCCGTGCCGTCTTGCAGCGAGACGCCGCTGATCGGGCCGCTGTACAGGTACTTCATGGTTTCTCCTCGTAGGTAACTTCGGTCAACAACGGGCCGTCGACCGGCTCGGCCTCCTCGACGATCACCGCTTCGGCGGCGAACTCGATCGCATAGCGCCACTCGCTGTCGGTGCGGCCGACGAACTGGTCGGCGACGGCCGCGAGCTTCTCGCCGTCGGGCAGCGCGAAGCCGACGAGCGCCCGGCGCACGCAGTCGAGCGCGTCGAGCGCGCCGCCGCGGCCGGCGAGCTGCCGCGACACGACGGTCACGGCGAACTTCACTCGGCGCGGCTGCACGATCGCCGCGGCATCGACGCGCGTGTCGTACTCGCTGCCCGCGTAGCCGGCGAGCAGCGCGCCGACGGGATGTGTCAGCGCGTAGGCGTCCGCCGGCGCGGGAAAATGCTCGATGGCGAGCTCCGGCAGCGCCTGACGGAGTCGCGCGACGAACGCGCCGATCATGTCTTGCGTGGTCGCCATCAGATGCGCTCCCGGCGAGTGGCATCGCACGCGACGACGCGCCGCGATGCGCATGGCGCATTCGCAGCGCACGCCGTCGCGGCGTGGTGTTTCGGGGTGGGCGGTTGCGGGGCGATCGATGCCTGCTTATGCGCCCGCTTATGCACCCGCGTTTGCGTTTGCGTTTGCGTTTGCGTTTGCGTTTGCGTTTGCGTTTGCGTTTGCGTTTGCGCCTGTGCGATCGCCGCGCGCCGCATGCTTTCTCGCGCAACGACATCGAGTCGAATGCGCGAACGCACGACACCCCTTTGCGACGCGTTCGATCGTGCGACGCTTTCCGGCGCATCAATCGCGCACGCAACACGTGTTCGTCCGCAATCGGACGCGTCGCGCATGGCAGGCGCGCTCACGCAGCCGACGATGCGGGTTCGTGTGTCGCGATTGAAAAGGTGAAGTGCAGTAGCGTTCATGTCGCCCATCATCGGGCGGCGAGCGCTGGGGGTCTTTTAATCGGCTTTATGATTGCGAGCCGATTGTGCGCTCGATGACGACGCTCACGCGCGACGACGCGATGATTCTTCGGCGAAGCGTTAAAGCCTTTATAAACCTTTACGGGACGATACGGCGATGCCGCGAAGGGCGTTGCGTATTCGATGCGCTGCGGAGGGGCTGCGGGCCGATGTGCGCGTCGGCGATATGCATCGCGGTGCATCGAATGAAACCGTGGGTGGGCGCGCGTGCGAGCGGCGATTGCGTTCGATGCTCGGCGTGGTTGTTCGGTGCTCGTCGTTCGGTGCTCGATACTCAGTGCTCGATGCCAGCGTCCTGAAGCCCGATGCTCGATACCAGACACTCGCTACCGGAGCCGAAACTCCGCGCCCCTCTTCGCACAATGCCCCGTCACTGATTCCAATACTTGATCGGCCGCGCGATCCCCGGCTCGCAATCGATCGTGTACTCGGCGACGTCGACTCCGTAACGCGTCAGATCGCTCCACCAGCGCCCGGACGGCTCCTTGCGCAGCCGCACGAGCATGCGGTCGGCAAGGTAGTCGAGTTCCTTGCGGACTTCAATCGGCGTCACGTCGGGATAGATCGATCGCATCGTCGCCTGCACGACGTCCTCGGCAACCTCCTCGGGCCGCGCGTTGTACAGCGCGAGAATCAAATGCCAGCGTAGCGTCTCGCGACGCACTTTCGCATGATCAATGCCAAGCGGTGCGCGATGCGTCATTGAATCCCCCGCAATTGCAGATTCTCGATCTTCAGCGCGACTGCATCGAGCTTCGCTTCGATGACGGTCTGGTTGCGCACGTAGTCCTCGCGCCGCACGTATTGCAGCGGCAAGTCCGCCTGAAACTTCAGGAAGTCGCGCTCGAGGCGCGCGACGTTGTCTGTCTGCCGGCCGATCTGCTCGAGCAACATCCGAAGCTGCTCTTCCTGCTTCTGATCGCGATCGGCCTGGTGTCGCTCGATCTGCACGAAGAGCGCCTTGCCCGCCGCGACCAGCAGGCCGACGAACGTCGCAAGCATCGACACCAGTTGCCAGAATTCCACCTGCAGCGTCACTGCCCGCTCCCTTCGATCCAGTCGATCAAATTGTTCAGTTGTGCTTCGATGTCGCGGCCGCGTCGCGCGTTGTCGATGTGGTTGGCGAGGAGATCGTCCTCGCGTACCCCGGAGTCAATGTCGTCGGCGGGATCGGCCGGCGCAGCAGCGCCGGCGGCAGGATCGGCATCGGACAGACGAGCGGCGTCGAGGCCGGCGGCGGCGTTCCACACGCCGACAAAGCCGGCGGTAAAGACGCAGCGAGGCAGAGCCTCAGGACGCGCATCCGGCGTCGGACGGTATTGGCTGGTGACACGGGCGATTCTCCGTTTCAGTGCGTCGGCTTCGAGCGCGTGATGCGCCTTCTCGATGAAGAGTTCGGCGGCGAGCCGGTTCGCGCGCAGCGTCTCTTCGCGTTCCTGCTCGCGTGCGTGCTCGATCGCGTCGCGCAGCGCGTCGGCCTGCCGGCGCTCGAGCGCGGCGAGTTTCGCCTCGGCCGTGTGCGAGCCGGCGCGCTCGCCTTTGACGTAACCCATCGCGCCGGCGACGAACGCGCTCGCGGCAACTGCGGCGACGAGCGCGACGAGCCGGCCGCGCGCGAATGGAATCGGCCAGCTCATGCGCACGCTCCCGGCCCGAAGCCAGCATCGATGTAGCGTGGCTCGAACGTGCGCAGGATCGCGCGCGGGTAGCCGCGGTTCTCGCGAAACGCAGCCGCGCTGCGGCCCGCGTTGAAGCGCTCGACATGGCCGAACCAGCGGCGCCGATCCGCGCCACCCCCGGCCGCCGCGCGCTGGTCGCGATACACCCAGCCGAGGCCGCCGTTGTAGGCGGAAAGCGTCATCGCCAGGCGTTCGCAGCGGCCGTCGGCATCGATCCGGTCCCATAGATAGCGGTCATAGCGCACGAGCGCGCGGATCGACCACGACGGATTGAACGGCTGCGCGTCGCCGAGCTCGGAGCGATAGAGGCCCGCGAGCCATTGCGTCGTCGACGGCATGAACTGCGTCATCCCCTGCGCGCCGACCGGACTGACCGCATTCGGACGCCATACGCTCTCCTGATGAATCTGCGCGGCGAACGTCGGCACCGGCGCGTCGAGTCCCCACACCGCGCGCGCGTTGCGCGTGAGCTCGGCACGGTATGCGAACGCATTCGCGGGAATCTGCGCCGAGGCCGCGACGGGCGCGCACAGCAGCGCCGCGCTCAGGAACGTCGCACGCATCGTCACAGACCCAGCGCGACGCCGATCACGACGCCGACGACAATCAGCGCACGGCGCAGCATCGCCGCCGCGAACACGCGCTCGTAGCCGGCGACGATCCGGTAGTCGGCGTCGAGCGACTCATCGCTCGCGCCGTGCCGCCAATCGGTTTGCAAGTAGCTGTCCGGGCGCGCATACGGAAAGAGCCCGCGATCGAGCCAATACGCGACGACCGCCGCGAGGCTCACGAGGCTCAGCTTGTAGAGCGAGACGGGTAGCTGCTGTGGGGAAATCAATGCGATCGCCGCGATCAGCACGATCGCGGCGACGATCCAGCTGGTCAGCCGCGGGAAACGTCTGGTGAATGGCATCGGCCTCTCCCGAAATGAACATGCCGCCATGATCGGCGGCATGTCGGGACAGGTCTTGTAATCGGGTTTATTTAGCGCGCGGGGCGGAGTCGAATCGTCGCGTGATTCGTCTTGCAGGAGACCTCGTGTTGGGATCGCGATTCTATTCGTCCAGTTCGACTGATCGCTTTGGTTCTGCGCTTTGGTTCTGCGCTTTGGTTCTGCGCTTTGGTTCTGCGCTTCGGTTCTGCGCTTCGGTTCTGCGCTTCGGTTCTGCGCTTCGGTGCTTCAGCCCGATGCCCCCTGTTCAGCGCATCGGTTCGACCTGCCGATCGCCGCCATCTCCACCGATGCCGCCGCGCTCACCTCCGTGTGACGCGGCTCGGCTTGAGCGTCTGCCATTCCGGCACGCGGTCCATGGCGGGCCGAATGCATTCGATGTCCGGCGCGGACGGATTGTCGATGATGCTGCCGACCGCGTACGGCCTGCCTTCGAACGTGCAGCCCGTCGATTCCGCGCGCAGCGCATACAGCGCATTCGTCGCGTCGTGCGCCTTGTAGCCGAGAAACGCAATGGCGAGCGCGGCCCCCCCGAGCACGCCGACGGCCACTTTCATGTTGAAGCGCGCCGACGCCGCGGCCCAGCGGTTCGCCTCGCAATGCGGACATGCAGCAAGATGAACGGGAGATGAAACTTCGGACTGCCAGCTTGTGGCGGGCGCAGAAGGCGCGCCCGGTGCCGCGGGCGCGGCGGCGGCACCGGGCGATGCAACAGGTGGTGCAGCAGGCGACGCCGCCGGCGGTGCTGCAGCAGGCATCTGCGTGGCCCGGCCCAGCCATTCGACGAGATATTCCTCGACGTCGATATACGCACTCTTCAGGATCAGCTTGGCCTTGGGCGCGCCGGCTCGGGCCAGCACCTTCCGCCACACTTCGAGCGGCTCTTCCTCGGTGGCCTCGACGATCCGCTCGACGAGCCGCGCAATGATCCGCTTCTGATGCGGCGTGACGTACTCGACGAGTTTCTCACGCTCGCCGAACTGCACGTTCACGACGTTGCTGTTCGTAATCGGCGTTCCGTGGCTCACCGAATCGCCGATGTGAACTTGGTCTACGTTGGCCCCGAAACTGGTTTTTCTTGTTGAATCCTCGTTCATTTTTTCTTGCGTGGTGGTTTGGTGGTTACGTTGAAAGCATGACTCCCGCCTGTGACGGTATTGTTTTGTCCGATCGTCGCGCTTCCAAAATCGATCGCGAACTTGGGACTCGCCTCGGGCAAGGCGCCCGCCGTCAATGCGCCGATTGCGGCCGACTTCACCGCAAGCGGAGCAGCCCGATACTTTTCGATCAACTCGATCTCGTCGCGGGTCAGCGCGGCGCTCGAGCGCACACCCGTGATCACGTACTGCACGTCGACCCCCTCGCCCGCGACGAGGTTCAGATAAGTGGCGTCCGGCGTGCTCTCGCCCTTCTCGTAGGTGATCTGCGCGCGCTTCGACACGTCGCCCAGCGCGGCGAAATCGGTCTGGCTCTTCGCCAGGCGCTCGCGCTCTTCCTTCAGCCGAGCGCCGATCTCCGTTTTCTGCACATCAACCCCTTGAAAGGTGCAGTTTTCTGCACCATAATTCACTCACACCGTCACACGACGAACGGCTACCGAGTCGGCACCTGCCCGTGCCGACGGCCCCTTGCGAGGAGCATCCATGAAACTGCGCACTGCCGCCGAAGCTCGCGCCGAGCTTCAATCGAAAGGCGTGTCGATCACCCAATGGGCGATCGCCAATCAATTCTCTCCCAATCTCGTTTTCGAGGTACTCGGCGGCCGCAAGAAATGCATTCGCGGCCAGGCGCACGAGATCGCGGTGAAGCTCGGCCTGAAAGCGGGCGAGATCTGTTCCGATCCGGCGACGGCGCTCGCGCCGATCCGCCGGCGCGCCGCCGCCGTCGCGTAAGTCCTCGCACGCTGCGGCTGCTCGCTGCACGTTTGCGGCTCCGTCCGCGCGATGCCCGCCGCAGCGGCCGTCTCATTCCATGCACATCACATGCACATTGACATCGCCTCGAACCGGTCGCTCGCCGAATTCCAAAACGAAATGACACTCCATCACCTGAAGATTAACCGTTTTCGATTCCATCGGCTGCAAATGCGTTGCATTGTTGTCAAACGAATCGTCATCGATATGCCGATTTTCGACGCGAATGGCGCATTTCGCATGCGGTCGCGACATGCGAAATGCGTTCCACCGCGCGAATTCAATCGCGTTTCCGATTTCCACAAAAAGCGCCAAACGATTGCCGTGCGCCCGAAAGCGGCCACTGGATGCACGGCGCGTAGTGTGATATGGGCCGGCAACGAAGCATCGTTCGCAGCGCCGATCGGAGTCGTTCGATGAGCGCCGGGACGACGACCACCACCAAATCGGCCGAGAAGGTTCTCGAAGTCCTGAATGTCCTGCTCGGCCACTTCGCACACGGCTTGACGCCCGGCGAACTCGCGAAGGCGACGCGCTTGTCGCCGTCGAACATCACGCGCTATGTCGCCACGCTTGAAGAAACCGGCTTCGTCGAACGCATCCCCGAAACGGGTCGCATCCGTCCTTCGGTGCGGTTCGCGCAGCACGCGGTCGCGATCGCACAGAGCCTGAACGCCGCGCGTCACCGCCTCGATGAACTGGCCAGCCGACTGGCTGGCCCACGCTAAGGAGTCCCTGACAATGGCACGCAAACCCTCGGCCGTCGCGCCGCAACCCGCCGTCGTGACGGACGCCGACACGCCCGCCCTTCCCGCAATGGCCGCCGCGTCGAACGCGCTCGCCGCGCATTCGGCCGCCGTCGCCGAGCAGTTCGGCGACGGGCTGCCGTACGAGCGCGCCCGCGTCATCAACGAAGCGCGCTTCTACATGGCACAAAGCGCTGAAGCGATGCTCGAAGCGGGCAAGCGCCTGATTCTTCTGAAGGAGAACGAACCGCACGGCGAGTTCACGCGGATCGTTGAAGAGCAGTTCGGGCTCGCGCCGCAGGTCGCGAGGCGGATGATGCAGGCGTCGGTGAAGTTTCTCGGCGCGGAATTCGGCGGCACGAAGCGCTCAGCGCTGAGCGTTTTGGGCAAAACCAAGCTGTACGAACTGATGGTCCTCGACGACGATGAGCTCGACGTGCTCGCCGACGGCGGCACGGTCGCGGGCCTCGCGCAGGACGACATCGACCGGATGACGACCCGCGAGCTGCGCGCCGCACTGCGCGACGCGCGCGAAAACGCGGATGCGCAGGCGCGCCTGCTCGCCGACAAGAACGGCAAGATCGACGAGCTCGCCACGAAGCTGACGAGCAAGGTGTCGCACGTGAAGCCCGTGACGCCCGACGAGACCGCCGCGCAGATTCGCGGCGAAGCGAGCGCGATTGCGTTCGACGCCGAATCGGTCGTTCGCGGGCAGCTGCGCGCGGCGTTCGACACGCTCGCTCGCCACACCGAAGCGCACGGCACGCCGCACGACGACTTCATGGCCGGGCTGCTCGGTCAGATCCAACTCGCGCTCAATCAGCTCCGCAGCGACTTCGGCGTGAAACTCACGGCGGATGGCGACGACGTGCCGGAATGGCTGCGCGCGGCGGATGTCGATGTCGATGTCGATGTCGATGTCGATGTCGATGTCGATGTCGATGTCGATGGCAATGGCGATGCCAATGCCGACATGTCGACGCACATCGCCGACTCCACCGCCACTGCCGCTATTTCGGCTGCTTCTACCGCGCCATGACGAGAACGCCCGCGATGAACGCCGTATTGACCGAACGCATCGTGGCCGTCGCGCATGCCGCGCGCGCGGCGGGCCACGGCAACAAGCACGCGATCTACGACACCGCGTGCCGCGAGCTCGGCCTCTCGCGTGCGACGCTGATGCGCAAGCTGAAGGCCGTCGCCGTGGCGCCTCCGCGCAAGCGTCGCGCGGACGCAGGCCGCAGCGCGCTGACGCGCGCCGAGGCGATGACGATCTCTGCACTGCTGATCGAATCGACGCGCAAGAACGGCAAGCGGCTGTACTCGATCTCAGACGCGGCCGAGACGCTGCGCGCAAACGGGATGATCCGCGCCGAATCGCTCGACGAAACGACGGGCGAACTGCGCCCGCTGTCCGACAGCGCGATCCAGCGCGCACTGCGCACGTACGGCGTGCATCCGGACCAGTTGCTTGCGCCCGCACCCGTCACCGAACTGGCGAGCCGCCATCCGAATCACGTCTGGCAGATCGACGCGAGCCTGTGCGTGCTGTATTACCTGAAGCCCTCTGCCGATCGTCGCGCGAACGGCTTGCGTGTAATGGACCATTCGGAGTTCTACAAGAACAAACCGCGCAACGTCGCGCGAATCGCGGCCGATCGCGTGTGGAGCTATGAAATCACCGATCACGCGAGCGGCTGGATCTACGTCGAATACGTACTCGGCGCGGAGTCCGGCGAGAATCTGTGCTCGACGCTGATCAACGCGATGCAGGAACGCAGCGGCGCCGACCTGATGCACGGCGTGCCGCGCATCCTGATGCTCGACGCGGGCGCAGCGAACACCGCCGCGATGACACGCAACCTGTGCCGCACGCTCGGCATCGAGCTCGTCGTTCACAAAGTCGGCAACGCGCGGGCAACCGGGCAAGTCGAGAACGCGCGCAACATCATCGAACGCAAGTTCGAGCCAGGTCTGAAATTCCAGCCGGTCAACAGCCTCGACGAACTCAATGCGCTCGCGAAACGCTGGCGGATGCACTTCAACGCCACCGCCACGCATGGCCGTCACGGCACGACGCGCAGCCACGCATGGATGCGGATCGATGCGCGGCAACTGATCAAGGCGCCGTCGCTCGACGTCTGCCGCGAGCTTGCGGTCGCCGCGCCCGAAAGCCGCAAGGTCACGCCGAAGCTGCGCGTATCGTTCCGTGGCGTCGAGTACGACGTGTCGTCGGTGCCGGGCGTGATGGTCGGCGAGAAGCTGATGGTCGCGCGGAATCCGTGGCGCGACGACGCCGCACAGATTGCGCTGATCGACGACGACGGTCGCGACACGTATTTCGTCGTACCCGAAGTCGCGCGCGACGCGCTCGGCTTCGCGGTCGATGCGGCCGTCATCGGCGAATCGTTCCGGCGCCACGCCGATACGCCGGCGCAGCGCGCAGTCGGCGAGATCGAGCGGATCGTCTCCGGCACGACCACGCGCGCCGACGCGGAGGCCGAACGGCGTGCGAAAGCGCTGCCGTTCGGCGGCCGCCTCGATCCGTACAAGCACATCGACGATGGCGCGCTTCCGACGTATCTGCCGCGCCGCGGCACCGAGCACGAACTCGTTGCGCCGCGCGTCGCGCGCGCGCCGCTGTCGCTCGTCGACGCGGCGATGCGGATCAAGCCGCGCATCGAGGCCGCCGGTGCGACGTGGAGCGCCGAGCGCTTCCGCTGGCTGCAGCAGCGCTATCCGGACGGCGTCCCGCACGAGCGGCTCGACGCGATCGTCGCCGAACTCGTCGGGCCGCGCGCGGATCTTCATCAATCGCTTCGGGTCGTGCGCGGGGCGGCTGGAGGCCAATGATGCTGAAACTCAAGAACGTACTGCGGCGCATCGGCTGCACGCAGGCCGACCTCGCCGCGCACATCGCCTTGTCGCAGGCGGCGGTCGCGCAGATCGTCAATCACGGCGCGTGGCCGAAGAGTCTCGACGCGCATGCGCTGCGTCGACAAATTCTCGACTATCTGCGGCAGCACGGCGCAAACGAAGCCGCGCTCGCCGGCGTGTTCGATGCAGCGAACGTTGCGACGTCCGGAACCACCACAAAAGACGCGACGACCGGCACATCCAGCGCGTCGCGAAACGATACCGATCTCAACCAGGAGGATTCGATGCTACTGCGCAAACAAGCGCTGACGCCCGCCGCGCGCAAACACTTCGGCTTGTTTCGCGATCCGTTCCAGGACGACATCCGATCGCACGACGACATGTACGTCAGTCCGGACATCCGCTACGTGCGCGAGACCATGTTTCAGACTGCGAAGCATGGCGGACTGCTTGCGGTCGTCGCGGAATCGGGCGCGGGCAAGACGACGTTGATGCGCGATCTCGAAGATCGGATCGCACGCGAGAATCAGCCGATTCTGCTGATCAAGCCGTACGTGCTCGCAATGGAGGACAGCGATCGCAAAGGCACGACGCTGAAGGCAACGCATATCGCCGAGGCAATCGTCGCGGCCGTCGCGCCGCTCGAGAAAATCAGGAGCAGCCCGGAGGCACGCTTCGCGCAACTGCATCGAGCGCTCAAGGACAGCCACGCGGCCGGCTCCCGGAACTGCCTTGTGATCGACGAAGCACATGCGCTGCCGATCGCGACGCTCAAGCATCTGAAGCGTTTTTTCGAACTGGAGTCGGGTTTCGCGAAGCTGCTGTCGATCGTCCTGATCGGTCAGCCTGAGCTGAAGATCAAGCTGTCCGAGCGAAATCAGGATGTTCGCGAAGTCGTTCAGCGCTGCGAAATGATCGAATTGCCTCCGCTCGAAGGCGCACGGCTCGACGACTATCTGACGTTCAAGTTCGGGCGACTCGACAAGCGGGTGGGCGACGTGATCGACGCAAGCGGCATCGATGCGCTCCGCGCACGACTGACGATCGCGGGCAACCACCGCCGCGATCGCGCGGACGCGATTTCGCTGCTGTATCCGCTCTCGGTCGGCAATCTGCTGACCGCGGCGATGAACCTCGCGTCGGGGCTCGGCGTGCCGGTCGTCACGGCCGATGTCGTCAAGGGAGTCTGACATGGACGCAGTCCTTCGAACGCCTATGCCGGCGCGCGCATCGGCCACGTCACACGAATCCGCCTCGATGCGCACCGCCGCTGAAGACGCTCGCGTGCTCGACGCGGACTTCATCGCACGCCTCACGCTGCTCAACGCGAGCGCCCGCGCGCTGCGCGGCCTCGGCTACCGCGTGTTCGAAGAGAACGTGTCGCCGCGCGACGGCGGCCGCCCGACGATTCGCATCGGACCGTCGTCGTGCGCAAGCTCGGCCGACGCGCTGCGCGAGCATGCAGGCGGCGTGTCGATCGAGCGCCGCGACGGACGCGGCTTCGCATGCGTCGATTTCATGGGCGTGCGAGTGATGTGGGAAGTGACGGTTTGACGGTTTGACGGTTTGACGGTTTGACGGTTTGACGGTTTGACGGCGCGACGGCGACGCCATCGAGATGAGCGCGGCGCGTCGGTGACGCGACGTGTACGACAACAAGCAAGGAGTGAAGCAATGGAACAAAGGATTCCGAATGGTTATTGGCAAGATGCGAAAGGCTGCCTCGTCCCGGAAAACATGATCAAGCCGCTCGACCGCGAGCGCGACCGCCTCGTGCGCGAACTGGTCGACGAAGCGCGGCGCGTGTCGCAGACGCTCGCCGATCTGAAGGCGCGGATCTTCGGCGACGTGGCGGCGTTCGTCGACATGTCCGCCGAGACGTACCAGACGAAACTCGGCGGAAAGAAAGGCAACGTCACGCTGTACTCGTTCGACGGCCGCTACCGGATCCAGCGTGCGATCCAGGATCGGATCGCGTTCGACGAGCGGCTGCAGGCCGCGAAAGCACTGATCGACGCCTGCCTGCACGACTGGACGACCGACGCGCGCCCTGAAATCCAGGCGATCGTCACGCAAGCGTTCGCGACCGACAAGGAAGGCCAAATCAACACCGGCCGCGTGCTCGCGCTGCGCCGGCTCGACATCTCGGACGAGCGATGGCAGGCGGCGATGACGGCGATCGGCGAAGCATTGCAGGTGATCGGCAGCCGCTCTTACGTGCGGATCTACGAGCGCGTCGGCGATACCGAGCAGTACGAACAGATTCCGCTCGACATCGCGGGCGTATAGATGCGGGATCGACGAGGATCGCGCCGTCCGGCGACGGCGCTCGAGCACATGGATTCATGACGGGATGAAACGATTCGAATGGAGGCTTTATGAAGGCGGATTTCAAGAGCAAGGGTCCGGAGCTGCTGGTCGACCTTGCGCAACATGTGTCGCTGGCGCTAAAGGAGCTGGCGGCGATGAAGACGGACGAGGCCGAACAATTGGGCCGCGAGATCGCCGACCGGATGGCGGCGCATTGGGGCGGACAGAACGTCTATTTTCCGATGGGGGTGTCGTACAAGCTGTCGCAGCGCGATCGCAGGATCTTCAACGAGTTTCGCGGCGACAATCACGGCGAACTGGCGCGCAAGTATGGCGTGTCGATCCAGTGGATCTACAAGATCATCAAAGCGGTCGGGCGGGAGGAGACGGCTGCGCGGCAGAAGCGGTTGTTTTCGGAATAGCGGATGGTGCCGGCGGGAGCGATGGCGTCGATCGGAGACGGCGCTCGGGACGCGTGTCGGAGGCCGTTGCAATCGGCGCAATGCATTTGTTCGCCGCATTGTGGTGTGCGGCGTTGGGGTTGGCGGTCGGAGCGGTTAACTCGCGGGTTTGAGGGGGGTTGTCTTGCGGGTTCTCACTACGGCTCGGAGATACAAAAGCGCACGTCCGCTGCCTTGGCTCCGGGCAGATATCTGCCCGACCCGACACAGCCTGAGGGCGACTTCAGGACAGTGTGGCGAGCAGCTTGATGAAGTTGCGCTTCGCTCGATATGTCGCCCGAATCTCCGCCAGTTCGCTGGTGAACTCCGCGCGCTCGCCGAGCTTTGCCCGCAACCGACTGATGGCGCGCACGATGTCTAACGCATCATCGTATCGAGCGTTGCGTGTACCGCTTTCCGCAGCAACCGGCAGCAGGCGATGATAGAGGGCGATGGCATCGTGCGGATGGGTCTTGCCACGGACAGCCGCCATTTCAGGCCAAAGTTGTGTTGCAACCGGACCGCCGTTAAACGTCTCCCATGCGATGTCGTTCTCTTTCCCCTCAAGAAAAATCCTGACCAGATCGGTTCGCGTTGACCGCTGCCAGACTGTGCGCTTCGATTTTGCGACCGACTCCTCCTCCCTGACCAGCGCCCAGAGGTACTTGAGCGCACGCCCCCGGATTTCGTCATGCTTACCAGTAGCCGTAGCGACCTTCATCAATGCGGGGAATGCCTCGGCCGTCGGGTGCATCTCGAAACGTCGCCATGCAAACGCATCGGCCTGGTCGAATTCGCTGCGACGCAGATACGCATCGATGCAGAAATCGAGCAAGCGCGAATCAATATTCCTGCCCGACTCGTTGAGACCACGCTCCGCCCACGCGAGTCCTTCGTCCAGGCGACCGTGATTTACGCAAAGCTCCGCCACCTGCAAGAAGCGGTACGAACTCGACAGGTTCTTCGAACGGATGCGGATGAGCGCATCGACGTCCCCGTCAAGTTCGGCCAGCGCCTCCATCGCATGGTCTAACTTCATGCGCTGCGAGTCGAACGACCGCCGAAATTCGTTGCTGGGAGCGAGCGCGGGCAGCGCTTCCCAGGCCTCGCTGACGAGTTTCCGATAGCGGCTCAAGCCGCTATCGCCCAGCGGCTCCGCATACGCCGGCAAGACGTTGTAGAAGGTGTCCCACATGCCTTCTGTCTGCAAACGGAAAAGCCGCTCCGCAAGCTTTACGGGGTCCGGTCGAGTCAATTTACATGCATCGAGGTGGACAGCCGCAAGCTCACGAATTGCCGGCATCACCTCCCCACCCGAATCGTCAATCTGCTCGAGACTCTTTTCCGCGCCGGCGATCGCCAGTTCTGACAGTTCGACCACCTGTGCGGCATGTGACCCGGAAAGCCTCTGGCGCAACATGTCGGCCAGCGACACCAGGCCATCACCGTATGCACCGGCTTCCCGCCAGTCCAGCGGTCGGGAAATACGTGCCGCCTGCCTCACGGCAGCCTTCATCCCGGGCAAATCGGATGCCCCCGCCGCACGCGCGGCGAACAGCAGCTTGTCACGCAGCGTCAGGTCGCGCGCGACGGCTTCGAGCAACAATTCCTGAAGCGCATCCTTGGCCAGCGTCGCTACGTATTCCCGAATCACTTCCTCGTAGGTCTTTCGCTTCCTGAGCGGCTTCTCCAGGGCGGCCTCGTCGGAATGGAACACCTCTTCGCCCGAATTTTCGAGCCAAGAGAGAGCAACGGCGACCGCGTGCTTGCAGAAAACACCGTCGTCGCCCACCGGACAGTTGCAGCCGTAAGCGAGTTCGCCATCGTCGTCGACGGCGAGTTCAACCTGGTAAAGATGCGTGCCGCGTACGCTGGCGCGAGCAGCCCCGTCGCGCACCTCCAGGCGGGAGACCGCGCCATCATGGAAATAGGCCTTGCCGCGCGCAAACGTCTTCGTGTCGGCCAGCGACTGGACTTCGGCAAGAGTGAGAACCTCGGAGAGCTTTGCGGACTGGGACAT